CACGTCCAAGGGCTCCCCGCTTACTTGCGAGGTTTCCTTAGCCGTATCTTTGACGAGAAAAGTGGTTCTCTCTTGGCACAACCAGATGCAGAGTGCATCTGGGCAGTGAGGCAGTTTTGCTACCTCACTCACAAAGTCGAGCGCGACTGCTCTCCCGAAAGGGAGCGCGCCGCGTTCGATCAATTTGTTGCCACCGACAGAGAGCTTCTTGGGCTTCCTGGTCGTTTAGACCGGGGGAGGGTTGATACCTTCCGCAAAGTATCCAAGAGGCTCTTCGGCAGAGTTTTCCAGGAGTGTGATCGTAAGATCGCCAACTGGGAACTCATCCCGAAACACGGACCTGGTGCTACAGCTGAGCGAATGTCCCAAAAGGACCGTCGCAGCTACTCCGAATGGCCGGACCGCCTTGAAACGGTCTTTCCATTCTGGAGGTACACCACGAACTCGGTTTACCCGGGTTCACCCGTGTCTGTCCACATGTCGGATGAACGACCCGTCAGGGTCGTCTCCGTGCCGAAAACCCAGTCAACACCGCGCATCATCGCAATTGAACCTTCTGTTATGCAGTATGCACAACAGGGTCTCAAGCGGGAAATGTACGAGTTGTTGGGCCGAGGACCTATGAGTAGGGTCCTCGGATTCCAGGACCAGTTTCGCAACCGCGAGCTGGCGAGAACGTCATCTTTCGATGGCCGCCTCGGTACACTCGATCTAAGCGAAGCTTCGGATCGGGTCCACTGGAATCTTGTCTACGAGATGTTCAGAGACTACCCCCACTTGTGGGAGTTTATCTGGGCTACTCGCAGTCGTTCGGCAGACGTTCCCTTCCACGGGGTTATACCCCTGCAGAAGTTCGCGTCCATGGGCTCTGCCTTGACATTCCCCATCGAAGCCTTGGTTTTTACAACCTTGGCCGTATGTGGAGTGGAGCAGAAGAGAGCACAACGCATCAAGCCCGGAGATCTTCCGGGCATCGTCAGCGTCTATGGGGACGATATCAT